GGCAGCTGCGCCGGTCGGTGCAAAGGTGATCGACCCTGCCACCCGGCAACGGTGGGACCGGGCCTGGGCTGTTGCGGTACGGGCCGGAAGAGATGTCGCGGAGGTTGTTGATGGGGAAGGGTTGCTTGTGACTTCCCAGCGGCGGACCTTGATTGTGGCGGCGACGTTGCGGGATGCTCAGGTGACACTGTCGCGCCTGGGTGCCTCGGAGGTGATGCGGGCACGGCATGGTCGGGTGCATGGAACGCCGGCTGACATGTTCGGCGCGGTGGAGTTCTGGTTGGAGACCTATCTGAAAGGTGTGACACGTGACGGATGAAGTGTCATCGGCGAGGCGTAAGCAGTTGGCGTTGACGTTGGCCTACCAGAAGCAGGTGCATTGGGGGGCGGTGTTCCTGGTGCTGGGTGGCCTGGCGATCAGTGGTGCGGTGTGGTGGGGCTGGTCGGGGAAGGCCGTTGGGGCGATGATGTCGCTGGCGGGGATGGCGGCGTTCATGATCGGCATGTGGGTGGGTCGGGCTGCCCAGATCGACGATGACTTCCCGCCGATGAGTGAGGAGTGGTGACGCCGCTGCATGCCCTCCTCGCCCGGGTGGAGCGGGTGCTGCGCTGTGACACTGAAGTGTCATTGGTGGGGGCGGTGAAGGTGGCGTTGGGGCATCCGTCGGATACGGGGATGATGCGGTTGCATCGGGCGGAGCAGCAGCTGATCTTGTCAGTGTTGGAGTGGACGGAGTGGTGGGCGCCTCGGTATGAGGCGGAACCGTTGCCGGTGGACGAGGCGGGTAAGCCGAGCGTTAGTAAGTGGCTACATACCCGGTCTTCCGTGCAAATTGCAGATCTCGTAGGATGGAGGTTGGCGCAGGTCAGCGCCACTAAACGTTCTATCGTCCGGGGATAAACCATGCCCGAAGTATCTCAGATTGAGTGGATTGCCCAACTAGCTAGCGCTTGCGGACTGTGCAGTGCTGTCGCCGGGGTCGGCGGGTATCTGGTTTTCCGCGAGAACCACCGCCGCAGTCTCAGCGATGAGAAGCGGTTGAAGGAGGAGCGGCTGGCCAACGAGGCGAAGCTCCTCGCCGCTGTCCGCGCCGCCCAAGTGTCACCAGGTCCCGTCGATGTGATCTGGACGGCGGAGAAGGCGACGGCACCTTACTCCACACAGTCCCGGCCCACCTCACCGGTGCCAGCTTTCGTCCCGACCTCACCGATCCCCACGTCCGAGGTGTTCACCGCTGCGGCGAGGGACACAACGGAGACGATGGTGAACCCGCCGATGTTTCAGCGGCCGACGCGTCACAAGCCGTCACCGTCACCGCTGGCGGACACTGCGGCACGGCTGCGGTGGGCTGACTTCGTAGGGCCGGAGTTGGTGGAGAAGTTGACCACCACCGACGTGCTGCATTTGGAGACCATCACCGAGGAAGGTGGGGAGGATCGGTCGGCATCCGTCTTCCACGGCTTCCAGCCGGCCACGGCATGATAGTCTGACTGGACCTCTCGCTACCGGAATGGCCGAGACGCAAGGATGCCCCGCCCCTGGGGACCGGTTCTAGCCGGGCTGGGGCGGGGCATCTTTCTTCGCCGGGCATGATAGTGTGACTGTGCTTGCTCTCCTGCAAAGCGAAATGGGTAACACCGCGAAGATGCCCCACCTCTATCGGCACACCCTGTTGGGCCCGGTCAGGAGTGGGGCATCTTTCGTGATAGTCTGACTGGACACCACGGAATCTGTCGCATCTAGCGCACGGCCCCGAAACCTGTGCGCCACCCTGCCGGCGAGGGTGACGGTGCGACACCACAGCGGCCCCTCCCCTTATGCCAGGGAGGGGCCGCTGCTTTGTCATAGACTCCATACCATGCCTGAGCTGCGCTGCTCCACGCCTGGTTGCCCCGAGAAGTACGAAGCCCCGGGCAGCCTGGCTAGCGTTGAGTACCGTGCGGGCTTGCACGGCTGGGGCATAGCTGGGATAGTAAGACTGTGCACGGCCCACTCCGGCAGGAAGAAGATTCGGACACCTGAGCTAACTCACCTGCCCGATCAGCTCCCCCTGTGGGGTGAGGAGGAAACACCGGCGCCAGTGCAGCGACGCCGGCCACCGCGCAAAATGCAAGCCAAAGACCACCATGCTTAGGGAGGAACAGCATGACCGTCACCACCGACACCCCCGTTGAACTGCTCATCGCCCTCGATGACCGCCTGGCCCTCATCCAGGAGCTGATCACGCTGCAGGACCAGGAGGAGCGGGTCAAGACCCGCATCGAAGCGATCAAGCGGGAGCTGAAGGCCAGCATCCCCGTCGGCCACGTCGCCACCGTCGGCGGGGCGCCGATCTACAAGCACTCCCGCACCGACCAGTTCGCCACCGACGTGTTCCGCCGGGCGCACCCCGAATGGCACGAGTTCTACCTGCAGCCGGTCGTCAAGCCCACCTTGAACCTCGTGGCTCTACGCGGTGACCTGCCGCAGGTTGATCGGGAGTTCAGCGTCTACAAGTTGACCCCGGTCGGCAACCGGGCATCGCTGGCCATGGCCCTCGGGCTGCCGTCGGCCGCATAGTCGCACCCCGGTGGCATGATCGGCATGTGACAGCAGCTAGCAACAAAGCCAAGGGACGCAACTGGGAAACCAGCTGCGTCTCTTGGCTTATCGAGCATGGATATCCGTTCGCGGAGCGGCGCCGGCTGACCGGTGCCCAAGATAAAGGTGACATCGCCGGGGTTCCTGGCGTCGTGTGGGAGTGCAAATCGTCCCGCACCTACTCCCTGCCACAGTGGGTCCGTGAAGCCGAGGTGGAACGGGCTAACGATGGGGTTCCCGTGGGGCTAGTGTGGGCGAAGCAGAACGGTAAGACTGATCCAGGGCAGGGGTTCATCGTGATGACACCGCTGGTGGTGGTGAACCTGCTGCAGCGTGCCGGCCATGTCTCCGCGCCGCACTGGGAGCGGTTGACACCGGGCTGATGCTCAGCCACACTCACATCCAGACCAGGCCGCAGGGTGTTACATGGGCGTCGCGCTGGCATGGCGCTCACCTTTCCGCCCATCAAGGCAGCCCGTCAGCAGCCACTGACAGATAGCTGCCTGCACCCTGCGGCCACCCAACAGAAGGAAACGCATGCTCATCGAAGACAAGTGGACCAAGTCGACCAAGTCTGCAGCCAACGGCCAATGCCTCGAGGCCAAGTGGACCAAGGCCACCGCATCCAGCGGCAGCGGCCAGTGCGTGGAGGCGAAGGTCAACGACGCTGGGCTCGTAGCCGTCCGGGACTCCAAAGACCCCCAGGGCCCGGTGCTGCTGTTCACCCCCGACGAATGGGAAGCGTTCCTCGACGGGGCAAAGAAGGGCGAGTTCGACCTGCCCTACGAGGCGATCGTCGACCCGGCAGTCCTCGCCGCCGTGGACTCCGCGCTCACCGTGCCCACGGCTGAATGGGTACGTCGCGAACGGCCAGCCGAAGTAGCCTGATATAGCTTGGCCGCGCGGCGTCAAGGCGGGTTTCTCAAGTGTCCCGCCAAGGACCCACCATGACCCCTCAGAATAGGTCCGGGTACCTGCGCCGCGCGGCCTCCCCACCAACCAAAGGATCCACATGAAGCACCGCATCGAGCACGCCGTCACGAAGATCAAACCAGGCAGCCCCGAACCCCTCGGCATCATCGTTGCGATGCTCATGCTGTTCGGCATCATCATCGCCGTCGTCGTCACAACGATCAGCCTGCTATAGATGGCCACCTCCCGGCAGATCGCCATCGCCGACCACACCTACACTCAGCCCCCCGACGTTGACAAACAGCTCAGCATCAAAGGGGCGCCGAAGAAATGGACCGGCGCGGAACTCCTCCACACCAAAGCGAAGCTGAAGAAACTCCTCGAAGGCGACGACGACCTGCTGCAGACCGTCCTGGAAATGCTGCACCTCAACCGGAACTTCGAAGACGGCGAAACCTACAGTCTGCGATCAGACCTGCCCGGCCGGCACAAAGGCCACCCTGTGCCGAAGAAGTAGCGGGCGTCCGATTTGCACGGCGCCTCGGGGTTATGGGCCCCGCGTGGTACTACTCCACCACGCCCGCGATGAAAGCCTCCAGAGTCATCGGCAGCAGGCTCAACGTGAACGAGTCTAACGGAACTTCGAGCAGCAGCGCGATGGCGTCGCGGGCCATGAACTCCACCTCAGCGAGACTCCGCGCCTGAGTGTGGCAGCCCTTCAGTTCCGGGATGCGCACCGCCCACCAGTCACCCTGCTTGCAGCATTCCACCTGGTAGTTGTTCACTGCGTTCCTCCCCTACCCACTCCCGCTGCCACGAGCGGGTTTCGATGCGTCGAGTGCGACGCCGCCACCCCTTGGCGCCGCGCTTCCCGTCCGGAACGCAGCAGCCATACCTGCAGCCCTCCACGCGGTTACACCGCGCCGACATCTTTCCCATGGCTAGCTAGCTTAGCGGCGCCGATCAGCTTCCGCTTCCCCCTGTTGCGGTGCGGAGCAAGCGGTAGGGAGAACGGCACACCCTTCGCCTTCGCCCGGATCAGAGCATTCGTCGCCACATCCTGCGCCAGCTGCCCGGCGGCATGCCGATCCCTACCCCGGCAGCGCAGGCGCATCTGCAACACGTTCCCGCCCAGCGCCGCACTGGTCACATCCCATGAGATCATATCCACGTGCTCGGCATACCAGGTGAGGACCGCAGTCAGCTGCCGGCGGGTCCACTCTACTTCGCGGCCTGGTGTCACCGTCCACCAGAAATCCCTAGTCGCCACCATGTGGCACATCCAGCTGCAGGGCGGCTCTTACGAAGCAGTCTTTGGCCCGGAGCAGGTCGTGCAGACCGAGGGTCAGCTGTGGCGTATCAGGCAGGCTGGCGATCATCGTGTAGGCCAGCTGACAGGCGGCCTTAGACACCTCCCGCATCGGTCCGGCGGGGAGATGGCCGAAGTCGAACCAGCGGGCAGCGTCCTGCACGGACGGATGCCTCTCCTGAGTCAGCAGCCACAGCGAAGCCTGCAGATCCGTGACAGGGTCAACGTTCTCCTGACACATGCCCAGGCATGCGCACAGCTCGGCCCCACAACTCATGACTCATCCTTACGCTGGGAGGGGGCAGACCGGTCCATGATGTCCGCCAGCTGCATCGTGTTATGGGCCACCGTCTTACGGTCGATCATGTCCGCCAGGCGGGTGATCTGCCCGTTAGCCAAATCCTTCACCTGAGACACGCGGCCATACAGCAGCACACCCAGCGCGTTCATCACGAACGCGCCCAACGTGACCAGCACCGTCGTGACATCCTTGTCACTGAACGCCAGCCAGCCGATCACCCCGATCAACGCGATGAACGACGCCGCCCCTGCGATGATGCCCGTCTTCGCAATCGTTGCCTTCTGCTCCGCCGGCATGTCATCGAAGAAACCGGCCATCAGGGCACCACCTGGTAGGTCACCGTCCCCGTCGTCGGGAACGTCACCGGAGTACCCACCTTCAGCAGCGACAGCACCTCATCGAGCTTCGCCTCAATGCTGGCCAGCTTCGCCGCGCTCTCCGCCTCCGCCTCCGCCAGCGAAGTGACCTGCTTCACCAGCCACTGCGGCTCCTTCGGCGCGGACAACCCCTCCCACGCCTTATCAATGACCAGCTTCCCCTGCGCCAACGCCTCCACCCGGGCCGTCGTCGCCCACAAACGCTGCTCATCCGTCTTGTCGAACACCGCGTCAGCCATCAGTTCTCCTCCCAACAAGTTCAGATCCCTACCCGCCATCTCCCGGTTGTAGGAGATGTGCGACCACGTGTCATGCCCGGAACCCGTGTACCTCTCGGTCCGCCAGCCATTCCAGCGGGCCCAGTACAAAACGTTGACCCCATCCAGGGATCCGATGATCTCCACCACCGGCAGATACGCCGGCTTGCTCCGCACCGCTGACACCAGGCGGGCAAGCCACTCCCGGGAACCCGGCCAGCCCATCCCGAAGTCCCCCGCGCACGCCCAGTTCGGATTGCCAGGGCCGTACCGCAAGGAGTAATCGTCGGGATCGCAGGCACAACTAGGCTTGTGGAACCCGTACGTGTGCGACAGATCCCCACAGCAGCCCAGCCAGGCACCGCCGAGACGCTCAAGGCGCGGCTTCTCCGCCAAGATCCCCGGTGCACACGTGCAGCTGCATGACACGGTTAGCCTCGCTCAGCTACTGTGTGCGGATGCAGCTGATTGACATCCTCGCCATCGGACCCGACGACAACATCGACCACCTGAATTCCGGCGCATATCCCGACGCTCGCTACATCGGTGTCATCTCCGCAGGCGGAGATGGTGGAGCAGCATCGGATGGCACCCCCGGGGAGGAGGGCCAGATCGTCGCCAAAGAATTCGAACTTCCCGGCACCTGGCAGTTCATCGTCACCAACCCGAAGCGCGGGCGGCGCTCCACCATCAAAGGCGCCGGGGACGGCAAAGACGGCACCCTGATCGTGGCGTTCTACGCATAGGTCACTCATCCAGGCCTGCCAACGCGGTCAGCATGATCTCGATGTCCTGCAACTCCTCCGGAGACAACTCCTCGGTCCATTCCTCCGGTGGGGAGTTGCCTGGATCCATCGGCGGCCACGGCTGCGTCATGCCGGCACCATCGCCGTCACCGACAGGATCGTCACCGCAGCCTGCGACTCGTCGGTGAGCAGCAGCGCCAAAGCCTCGTAGTCTTCCCAGGTGTTGCCGATGGGACGGTTCGCGATCTTCCGCACCGCGACAGGATCACCGAAGGTTCGATAGACGATGCGGTAGTCGTGGGTGTACTCGGTATCGAAAGAGTTCGACAGTTCCAGTTCCACGGATGGCTCCTAGAAGTAGGTGACGATGATGATGGCGCCAGCCGCACCCGCACCGCCGGCACCAGAGTTATTTCCGTTAAGCGATGCACCACCGCCTCCACCGCCACCGCCGTACGTGCCCCCGGCGCCGCCCGCTCCTGCGACGCCGGTAATGGAACCTGCGCCGCCGCCGCCGCCATTGCCGCCGTTAACGCCGAGGGCTGATTTCCCGGCGCCGCCGGAACCGCCAGGTTGGGCACCCGCCGTGCCTCTAGTTTGATCGAGTAGGGCCGTAACCCCGCCCGCTCCGCCCGAACTTGGCGAATCACCGTTAGTAATCCCACCGCCACTAGCCCCTGCGGCTGCGCCACCGTTCGCGTCAGGGCCAACAACGCCAGTACCTCCCGTGACAGATGCCGCCGCGCCGCCCGCACCGCTAAACATCGCAAATGCCGACCCGCCGCCAAGTCCGGTCGCGTTGGTGCCACCCGAACCAGCGCCACCTCCCGCAGCTCGAACCCGGCTAGCAGAGGTGGCGGTTGCCACGGTGTCGTTAAAAACGCTCGCCCCACCCCCGGTTCCTGGAAATCCGTCATTGTTGTCTGCGGTTTGAACCGCACCGCCCGAACCCGCTCCGCCAACGCTGTAGGGAACGGAACTAGGCAGCGCACTGGCCGGCATCAGTGCGCGGCTCCACCCGCCGCCAGCACCACCACCGCCGCCACATCGAACCGACAGCGCTGCACCACGTCGACCCGATCCACCACCACCACCGCCACCAACAACGGTCACGTCAACCAGCGTGGCCCCGGTCGGCTTCGACCAGTTGCCAGACGCGCCGCCGACGATGACATCGATTTGCGGCGATCCGCTGGATACCCAGTTGCCGGGTGTGCCGCCTGCGGTGCAGTACCAGATCCGGCCGTTGACATCCTGAACGGTGTCGGAGGTGGCCCAGGTGCCGGTGGTCGGTGGGCCTGCCGTGGCTCCGCGCCCACGTAGCTGGGTTTTGCTAGTTGAATTTTTTCCACCAATGTCGGCACCGCCGTCAATGGTGGTAAGGGCTAGTCCCGTGCTCCCGGTAAGAACATTGAAAGAAACGACATCATTTGAGTTCCGAATTTGGAACTGTTTAGCACTTGCTGTGGTAAACAGGGCAAGTGCCGCACTTGCTCCCGTGGCAACCTGCTTGAACACCCATGGTTGTTCGGTGTCGAAGTAAAGCAACCAAGTGCCATCAGTGGGCGTAGTCGGATCAATCTTCAGCTGTGCCGTGGCACCCGATGCCGCAGCGGCGATGGTCTGATATCCGGACCACGTCTTATCCCCGGCGGCGGTTTGCGTGCCAACCAGGTTGACGGTGCCGGTTACCCAGGTGCCGGGGGTGCCTCCAACGGTGCACAGCCACCACACACCGTTGACGTCGAGGACCAGGTCGAATTGCGCCCACGTGTTGGCGATGGGCGCACCGGCGGTGGTCGTTTTCCCCGCGAACCGCAGGTTGACGTTGCTGTTCTTGGCACCCAATGCGGCAACGCCGGCTGCGTCGATGCTGCCGGTGCCGGTAAATACGGCACCAGATGAGAATGTGGCCTGGTCGGACCAGGTCTTCGCTCCAGCGGCGGTTTGGATGCCGGTCAGGTAGACGACCGTGTTGGCTTGGGGGACCTGGTTTGCTCCGGTGCCGAATTCGACGCTGACGGTGACGTTTCCGGTGGCGCTGGACACGTCGATGCCGATGCCGGCGATGATGCTGGTGACGATGCCTGCGGTGATGGCATCGATCTCTGCTTGGAGGGCTGCGTCAGCTGCCGCCCTGGCTGCAGCTTCGGCGGTGATGTTGTTCTGCAGCACCAGGTCGGCGGCGATGCGCGCCGCCACTTCGGTGTCGATGTTGCCTTGCAGGAGGATGTCGGCGGCGATCCGCGCGGCTTCCTCGGCGTCGAGGTTGCCTTGGAGCACGAGGTCTGCGGCGATGCGGTCGGCGATTTCTTGCAGGATCTGCGCCTCGAGGGTGGCGACTTCTTCCTGGCTGGCGCAGGTGACGATGTCACATTCGGTGGGGTCGGTGACCGGGTTCACGTCGGCGAGGTCGACTGTTGCTCCCAGCGATGACGGGAACTGGTAGTCGTTCGAGGTGAACGTGGCGTCGGTGAGGGTAGCGGAGACTGCGTATGCCCAGCTGGGGCTGCCGACGTAGTAGCTGGGGTCGGTGACAAGCAGTACGACGCTGAAGGCACCGTTGGCATCGAGGGTGGCGGTGAACGACTGCCTCGGCAGGATGGTGTTGTCGGCGGCGACGCGCAGCTGTGGGGAGGCGAAGGTGATGGTGCCGGCGGCCGGGGCTCCTGCGGATAGCCCGGTCTGCTTGTAGAAGGTGCCGGTGACGGTGATCGTCGGCACGGATGCTGGGAGTGGCATTCTCCCTCCCCACGTGTAGTCAGCCTACCTATCGTAGCTGCCGACGATCATGCGGTTGTGGGGAATGGCGGAGGATAGTTAGGCTGTACACCATGACGACGAATGGTGACCTGGTTCAGGGTCAAAATGGCGATGAGATGGTGTCGTATGCCACGTTGGTGGGTGCCCGGGTGCGGCATTTGCGGGTGCGGCGGCGCATGTCCCTGGTGGAGGTGTCAGGCCTGGCACGGGAAGCCGGGTGGGAGATTTCCCTTGATTCCGTGTCGAAGATTGAGACGGGGGCGCGGGTCAATGTCAGCGTCGATGAGTTGATGGCGCTGGCGAAGGTGTTCAACCGGGAGCCGATCTGGTTCCTCACCAACCTGCCGATGTGCGACAACTGCGGCGATGATCCGCCGCAAGGGTTCGAATGCGTGAAGTGCTACCGGCGGTGGGCCGGCGCTCCGAGCCCGTTCTGATGGGAGACAAGGTGAAGGTGCTGGCATGGCACGGTGATCCGCAGCTGAAGGCGGACACGGTGGCCGCGATGATTGAACATCGGGCGCTGGATCAGATCGCAAGGGGCAACTACCTGCAGTTCTTCCCCGGGGAAGCAGCCGCATTCAAGGGCTGCTTCCATGGCTGTCTGCTGGTGAACGATCTGGCAGCGGAGCGCGGGCTGACCCCCGCCCAGTTCGCCGACAAGGCGTGGGGGATGGCGATCTCCGTCGACTGGCACGAGGAGACAGAGAAACACTTCGGCATCCCCACCGACCTGGGGGATCTACTGGATTTCCTGTTCGAAACGCGGTACGACTCGGATGCGGGGGGCCAGTTCGCCGTGGACGCCTTGGAGGCGATGCAGCCCGGCGCGGATTTGAGCATGGTGTCGTGGCAGGTGGCGGAGGAGCTTCTCGTCTCCACCTTGGCCGGATATGGGCCGTTGGATGCTGGTCTGGTGCCGATCACGGAGCACGTGTTGGAGTTGGTGCGCCGTCACCTGGCTGGCCATGGGGTCAACTATGACCAGTGGGTGGAGGCGACGGAGGAGGCCGACAGGGTGGGGGCTGACACGGCTGCCGAGTTGGCGCACATCGCTGCGGGTGTGTCGAACTGGGGTGGGATGAGCCAACTCTCCAACGATGAGGTGGATGCCATGGCTGTCAGAGTGCTGCGGTTCATGGCCGAGGCTCCGGTGCCGGCATGAGCGAGGTGCGGGCAGAGTTCCCCGTCGGCGGCGGGGTCAGCGTCACCATCTACTTCCCCGGCCACCTTGCCCCGGGGGAGTGGGACACGATGCTGCGGATCCTGGAAGCGATGAAGCCGGCGATCGTCGAAAAGGACAGCGACACCCCTCCAAGCATTCCCCGGTCGGCAACGCGGCGGCTGGAAGGTTTGGATAAGCTCGGCGCGGTGACCAGCGGTGGTAGCGCTTCAGTGACCACGGATCTGCGCGGCCAGAACCATCCCTGCACCTGCGGCCATTGGCGCACTTCTCACGAGGATTCACGTGGGCCGTGCGACTCGTGTGACGGTTGCCTGCGATACAAGATGGTGAAGTCCGATGCCTAGACAGCCTGACCCGTTGATGGTCACCCTGCGCCGGATGCGCAGGGCAGCGAACATGACGCAGATGGATCTGGGTTTGCGGATCGGTTCGGATGGGGCGCAGGTGTCCCATTGGGAGCGGGGGGAGACGACACCTTCCATACCGAAGGTGCGGCTGCTGTGCGAGGTCCTCGGCGGGGACCTGGTGATCGTGCCGAAGGGCTGGCTGCCTCCCGTAGAATGAGCTGCGGTCTAAGTGTTGGGAGGCAGCATGTCGCGTCTTTTGCATGGTGATGAAGCGGTCGCATATCGGGCTGTGATCGTCCGTGCGCACAGTGAATGGATCGGCAGGGACGGGGAGCGCCGGGACGCTGACGAATACGTCACCTATGCTGGCCCGTTCGGCACCGTCGGTGCGGCGAAAGCGGCGATCACGAAGGCGCGGCGGGATGCGGCACGGTGGCCACGGGAGTGGACCACCACGGTGACCGGGACGGTGCAGCAGTCTTCGATGGTTTGGGAGGATGTCGCATGAACTTCGTCTGCGAGCACTGCAAGGCTGAACCGCACGACTTCCGGCCGAAGGAGTGCCCCGGCGGGACGCGGTGTGACTGCCGGCATCGGCAGCCGAAGCAGTGATAGTCTGACTATCGGTGGCGGCATGCGGACCGGGCACGCCGGGCTGGCACCGCCACCGCTCAAGGGGACGGAACGGTCCTGCCGCGCTTGATCGGCGCGGCAGCGGATGCCTGATCAGCATCTGCGTCCGGGGTTCGATTCCCCGGGTCTCCACGTAAGCCGGTCCCAGTCAGACCAGGAAAAGGTGCACCTTGAAGGGGTGCACCTTTTCTTATGCGCCGATCAGTGTCTTGCTCCCCACCAGCGGCGCCCCGTGCTCGATGTCGTAGGCGTACTGCCAGGCCTCCATCCACCGCCAGGCGTGCAGTTCAGCGGTCTGCGTCTCCGCGTAGGCGTGCCCGGCTGCACCTAGTTCCCGGCGCAGGCTGGGATTTTCGATCAGGTCCTTGGTGTACCGGTACCACTGCTTCGGCTTCTCGGCGAGGATCCCACCGCCGCTGGCCGCAGTGATCCGGGCGTACTCCGGTAGCGGGGACGCGATGTAGGGCACGCTGACCGCACTCATCTCCAAACACTTCAGCCTGGACTTGGCTGCATTGAAACGAGTGTTCGACAGCGGCGCCCAGCCCACTCCCAACCTCGCCACCGTAGACGCCCAATGCTTCATCGAGCAGGCACCGGTGGCTTTCATCCGAGCCAGCCCCAGCTGCCGGGCAACCTCCTCCTCATACGGTCCGGCCTGCAGAAACTGGTAGCCGTCGTTTTCAAGGCGCTGCGCGGCGAATCCGGTGACCATCAGATCGTCGGGGTGGGTTTCGATGCTGCCGGGCCAGCCGAATGTCGGGGAATCCACGTGCCCCATGGACAGGTAGACCTCGGGGATGTAGTTGTCCAGGACAATGCACCGGCCGGGTTTGCCGTACACCTTCACCAGGGCTTCGGTGCTGACCGTCATCAAGGTGACACCTTCCGCCGCGACCCGGTTCGCTTCCCACGTGTACGGAGAGTCGGACTTGGGGTGCAGGTTGATGTACGCCTTGTTGGACGGGTGGATGCAGGTGAAGTCGTCGTCGGCGTCCATCACTACCGTGTAGCCGGCCTGGCGGAGCAGGGGTATCGCGGCGGCGTGGACAGGGTTGACGACCCGCTGGAAGACCAGCACGTCCGCTTCGGGGCCCTGGACCTTGGTGACCTTGCCGGAGGTGTCGGCGAACACCTTGATCGGCATCGGCTTGTCGGGATCGTGGATGGTGATGTCGTAGCCGAGTTCCTGCAGATACAGGCCGGCGTGCACAAGGCGGTAGCGGCCACAGCCCCCAAGATCAGCGGGCAGAATGTGTACCTTTAGCCTATCTGCCATTAGTATGCCCGATTTGCTGGATGCTGTCAACGTCTCCCATAAGTAGTCAGCCTACCTATGTTTCTTCGGGAGTCGATGAAAGCCTCGCCAAACGCTGCCAGTTAGGCTGTTCGCAACGTTGACGAGGGAGAAACATGAGAGTTGCAGTGACCGGCTCGGCCGGCTTCATCGGAACAGCAACGAAGGCGGCATTGGAGGCGGCGGGTCACGAGGTCATCCCGTTCGACCGGGTTGACGGCAATGACATCCTCGGCGACCTGTCGGGCTTGGAAGGCGCCGACCGGGTGCTGCACTTGGCCGGGGTGCTGGGCACCTCGGAGCTGTTCGACACGGCCGAAGAGGCTATCGAGATCAACATCACGGGAACGCTGCGGATCCTGCAGTGGTGCAAGGAGAACGGTGCCGGCTACACCGGCGTGACGCTGCCGACCGCGTTCTACGGCGTCTACAGCATCACGAAGCACGCCGCGACAGCGTTCGCCACCGCCTGGCACCGGGCATACGGGGTGCCGACGTCCACTGTCATCGCGTTCAACGTGTACGGCCAGGGCCAGAAGTGGGGTCCGGGGCATCCGCAGAAGTTCGTGCCCACGTTCGCCACCAGGGCGTGGATGGGGCTGCCGCTGCAGATCTGGGGCGACGGCACGCAGACCATGGATGTGGTGTCGACGGGCGACCTGGCCCGCATGTTCGCCGAGGCGGTCAACCACGACGATGATGTCGTGTTCGACGCTGGCTGTGGCTTGGAGATCAGCGTCATCGACTTCGCGAACTACGTGAACAAGATGACCGGTAACGAGGCCGACGTGGAGTTCCTGCCGATGCGTATCGGTGAGACCCCGACGCGCATCAAGGCCATCGGGCGGGGCTGGGATCGGCTGGACTGGAAGCCGGAACTGAACTGGGAAGATGTTGACGCAGCGATCGAGTGGTACAAGGACAAGGTGTAGTAGGCTAGTTCTGCGCTAGGCAACCAGCTGCACTGCTTGCCCATGTTGGTTCTTGAAGGCCCACCGTCGCCTCCCCTTCGGTGGGCCTTCAGCCATTCAGCAGGTCGCACACCTGCGTGCCGGTGACCTGGGCAATGTCTTGCAGGGTGCCGATGGAGACGCCCTGCTTGCCGGATTCCAGGTTGGTGATCGTTCCCCTGGTGCGCTTGATCGCGGCGGCCAGGTCAACCTGGCGCATCCCTGCCGCGAGGCGCGCCTGGCGCACGTTGATGTGCAGGCGCGGGAAGCGGTTGTGCGTGTCTGCGGGGAACGAGTCGTACGGGTCCCGCTGGCTGCTGCGGACCGGGTCGGTGCGGTCAACTGGTTGTACCGTAACAATATCTTCTGCTGCAATAGTTGCTGGTACAACAAACGGGTTAGGGATCATAGGGCCTCCCAGCCTTAGGTTTGTCACACCATCCTAAGAGGTGATCATGCGGGGAGCTAGTCGCAGTCCACATCTTCGGCGTCGGCGAAGAAGCTGAAACTGACCTGCATCCGCAGGCCCAACCCGGCCGCCCAGTGCTCCGCTTTGCGGATCGACATGTTGCCACGGGACTGCTCCATCGCATAGACCGCGTCGTGGCTGACCGGCGGATCCATGGCCTCCCCGACTTCCCGCTGCGTCATGCCGAGCAGCTCCCGATGCCGCGTCAGCATGCGGCGCACCTCATCGGTCAACTCCCCCACCGGGAACGGTGGCGGCCCCTGCGCCTTCCTCCACACCATCAAGCATCCCCTTGGCCGGGCTTGCCGGAAGAGTTCATGCCGTGCAGGTGCCACTTCCAGGTGCGTTCTGGCAGGTGGGTGATGTGGTGGTTCCACTGCACCGCATACTCCGACATGCGCAGCACGAAGATCCAGTCATCGTTCAAGCAGGCCGCCGTGGCACCTTCGCCTGCGGTGGGGAAGCCGCCGGCCGCGATGGCGGCGCCCCTTCGAACCATGACCGTGGTGGTGGTGTGGTGCGGTGTCGCCGGGTTGAACGGCTTACCGAAGTGCCCCGACTTGGCAAAGGGGTCCGGGCCGCCGACGGGTTCAAACCACGAGTAGGCCAGGATGCAGTCAAGATCGGCATCCATGACCTGCTCCAGTTTCTGCAGGTGGGTGGGGAGGAACTCGTCATCACTGTCGAGAAGTGCCACGTACCTGCCCGAAGCTGCCCGCAGCCCTTTCTGCTTCGCCCACCCGGCGCCCCGGCGTTCCGTGTCGAGGATGACGATCACTTCATCCGGCTGCCTGGTCTGGCTGCGCACCGAAGCTAATGCCCGGTCAAGCATCCGGCCCACCCTTGCGGGGTGGGCCGGGATTACAACGCTGATAGTCACGTGATCAATCTATCGGAGGACTCATGCGGGAGAGGCGCCACTTGCAGAACAGGTATGGCGTAATGGTGGCGCTGGCAAGGAAGCCGAATATCACCAAGAACGTCGGGATCCCGAAGAAGATCCACACCAGGGTGGCGGGAACAGCGAGGCAGGCCAGGATAAGGGTCATTCCGCCTGACATGTCACGGCCCACTTCGAGGTTGTTGCGCCGGTCCCATTCCTTGTCGATCATTCGTCGTCTCCGATGCCTGTGAAGGCGGGGCATTCGGGGGTGTGGTCAACCACGGACCCCACGATCGACGCGGCGTCCACGGGGAACGGCACGATCGCCGCCGAGCTGCACGGCATGTGGACCAGGGCGGCTTGGCCGTCGGCTGCCTGGTCGATGTGGTAGCTGCCCATGATGCCAGTCAGGTAGTCCACCTGCGCCTGGCCCCAGGATAGGAACAGCGACCGGGCGAGGGTGTGGGCCACGTCGGGCAGGTCGTCGAGGTTGCCGAAGGTGTCTTTGTAGCCCTGCAGCCCGGCGAGCAGGGTTTCGGTGAACTTGTCGCCGACGCTGGTCACAGGAACTTCACCTCACTTTCCATTCCGCCGGGGCGGACAAGGACCAACCTGGACCCGTTCGCCATTTCCGCTTCGAGGTAGGCGTACATCTGCAGGGCGCGGTTGACGCAGTCCGTCTTCGTCAGCCCTGACGTGCGGGCCACTTCTTCCAGGGCTGTGACGGCTTTGGGACTCAGGTTCATGGTGATCCTGGCCGAGCTGGTCATGCCGCATCTTCCTCAAAGTTGGCTGACAGTTCGCAGTTGTCGGGGCAGCAGAAGTGCGGCACGGCAACCTTGCCCAGGTTCTTTACCACCTTGCACCAGGTCCAGTAGTGGCCCTGGTTGGAGTTGCCGGTGTGATGCTTGCACCGTGCGCACACGGTGCAGCGGCAGACGAAGGTGCCGTCCGGGCCCATGTAGACCGGCGCCGGTGGGGGTGCATCGCAGCCGGGGGCGTTGGTGGGGATGTTCATGTCGTGGGCTCCTTGGTGACCCAGGTGCGAGCCATGACGACCTTCGGCCAGACGCGGTACACCTCAACGGTGGGTCCGTCGTCCCAGGGGCATTCGTTTTCCTGGTTTTCGGTCAGTCCTGCCTGCCAGTCGATGCTCCAGAAAGTGCCGTCGGCGATGCGTTCGATGATGGTGCTGATGCTTTGGTGCCAATCGCCACAGTCGCCCTCCTCCTGGGAGATGTGCATCCACTCCCCGTTCTCCGAAAGGTCGTTTGCGTCGAGTTGAACCAGTTCCTCGGCCAGGTCACTGTTGATGGTCAACTTCTCGGTCATTTAGAACCCTCCCCACTGTCGGGCCAGCATGAACAGCCCGAACATCCAGACGATCAAACCTAGGATGATGAGCCGCTGCAGGAGTATCACGGCCAGCTGCCTCACTTGCCGGCCTTGCCGGTCAGCTGCGCGATGCGGGTTTCCTTGGCCCAGATCACGCACCACGCCAGGGCAACCAGTAGGCTCAGGCCACCTTTCATCCATTCCCCGAGGGCCAGCCATCCGAGGGCCAGGATGGTGAACACCACGATGATGGCGATGATTGCTTTCTTCATGATCTCCCCTTGGCGTTAGTGGCGCTGGGCTGCGATTTCGGCTGCGCCGACTGCGATGAGCAGCAGAATCACGACGAACATGATCGCTGCACAGCCGATACCTCCGCGCTGAGTGCTAGGCATTGCCTCCCCTTACTTCAAATGGTGGCCGAGGTGTGTCCAGGAGTCTTCTCCGTCGTGCCACGGCAGCCGATAATCCCACCTATCAGCCTGGCTAGCAAGGTGGAGGAGGACGGGCAGGCTGACCTGGTCCTGGTGGCTGCGGGTGATGCACTCCCACCACCAGTCACCCATCAACTTGTCGACCCATTCCACCCCGTTGCGACGGATATAGAAGCCGGTGGCGATCAGGCCGAAGTGGTCGGGGTGCCCGATCCCTGCATAGTAGGCAGACTGGGCAAGGATGTGCGGGGCTTCATCGGCGTACCGTGGCAGCAGCGAAGAGTAGGCCGCTTCGTCGTAGATGCAGTCACGCCACGGATGGCGCATCACCGCCAGGTCCAGGTCCGCGATGGCGGCGATGCATTTACCAATGAACCATGGACCCTCTTCGGTGATCGTCATCGAAGCATCCAGCCAGATCGTCGTGTCGAATTCGCCCAGCCCGGCATGCATCTTCCAGAACTTGTGGTTCAGCATCGGCCCGGTCCGCTCCGGCTTGCCGAGCAGCGTCGCGATGCTGTGCTGCGCCACCCGCACCTCCCAACCGGGCGCTTTCAGGTTCGGATCATCGGTGTACATGATCGCCGGGCACGGCAGGTCATGGGGCAGCGGCGGTGCATCGTTGTAGCCGCCGTAGATCGCCGAATAGATAGCGATACTCACCGCTGCCCTTTCCGCTTCGAAGGCTTCTTCCGGGTCTTGCGGGGAGTGTCGCGCGTCGCTTCCCGGCGGGCAGCGGCCTGCACCATCGCCGGGTTGCGTCGCCGCTCCTCATCGGACTCGTCGACCCACATCCGCACATCGGTCAGGTAGGGAGTCATGGTGAACTCGAACCTGACGATCTCGGCATACTGCAGGAACCGGTAGAACGGGATGTTGCCGCCGTTCTCCCAGTACCCGATGGTTGACGCGGCGACAGTGCTGGTCGGGGTCGACATGTAGCGGGCCACGGCAGCCTGCGACATGCCCAGCTCGATACGCCGGTTACGCAGGGCGTCGATGAAGCCGGCGGCCAGCTCCTCGTAGGCGAAGTCGTTCAACGGCTCCAGTGGCTGTGTCATGACGCCTGCTCCAGCCAGGCCCGGACCATGCTGAACGCCTCTTCGGGGTCGATGGCGTCGGCGCGGGTGAGGATCTCGTTGGGGACCGGCATGTAGTCGCAGATCATGTCCCAGGCGATTTCGCGCTCCGGGTGCACGCTGTGGTCCAGGCTGTTGGGGAACACGAGCAGCTTGCCGCAGGGCTGCACGTCAACGAGGTGCATCTGCATGGTCGGCCGGCGTTCCTGCAGCAGGCCCCAGATCTTCCACGTGTCCCCGGCCCACGCGCCTTCGTGAGCGTCCCTGGTGGCCTCGTAGTTGTTCCTCGGCAGCACGTCGTCGAAGCAGATGATGGTGCGCGGCCCGGCGAGTGTCTCCGCGCCGAGGAAGTCCTGCCACACGTCTTCGATGAGGTGGCTTCCGTCGATGAGCACCAGGTCCAGTTCGGACTCATCGGTTTCCGGGTTGACGAAGTCGGGCACGTGGACGTGGAAGAAGTCGTACGAGGTGCACTCGTACAGCCCGACGCGCAGTCCACCGACGTGCATCGCGTTGCTGGTGTCGATGTCTACCCCGGCAATCTTGCCGGCGTGCGGCAGGGCCAGCTCCAGCGACTTGCCTGCCTGGACACCGATTTCCAGGTAGACGCGCGGCTTCGTGATCTCGTACAGCTTGGCTAGGAATTCGTAGTGATCCATAATCATCCTCCCGGGCGCCAGGGCAGCGCCAGTCCATCCCCGGCGAGCCGGGGAATAATGTGCAGATGTAGATGAAACACCGTCTGCGTTGCCTCGGCACCCGCAGAGGTGATGATGTTGAACGGCGGCCGGGCCAACTCCCCAGCCCGCGCCATGGCCTGACCGGCGATGTGCGGCGACTCCGAAGCATCCCGGATGTGCGCGGTTGGGATGACGAGCAGGTGCCCGTCGGTGACCGGGTTGAGCGGGACGATCGCGATTGCGTCGACCCATTGGCGGACGACCGTGGCCGGTTCGGTGCCAGCGATGATGGCGCAGAAGACGCAGCTCATCCTCCCGGCCACCATCTGATGGGGCCCCAGATTGATTCGTATGTTGCCCGGTCCCGCCCGGCCTGCTCAGCCAAGGCGCCAACAGTGGTGCTGTTAGCCCTGGTGTTCTGCACTTCGTAGCCGCTGATGAGCACCGTGCCACCGGTGACCCTGGCCCGCATGTCGATGTCGGTGTCTCCGAACCACCAGCGCAGATCCTCGTTGGCCAGTGGGCCAGTGGGACCGATGATGAACGCCCAGCCCTGCAGCCGGTCACCGACGTGGCGAATGGGGGCGGTAAGGTGATACCAGCCACGCTGGGGGCCGCCCGAACTCCCCGCCACGGCGCCGGTGGTCTTCATCGCCGATTCGACCGCGTCGAACCAGCCGACGGGGACGATAGCGTCGTCGTTGAGGACCGCGACCCAGGCTTCCTCGCCCTCGTTGACCAGGGCGAAGTCTCTGGCCTTGCGGATGCCTTCGTTCCACAGGAAGGACAGGTTGGGAGGCTGCATCGGGCGGTGCAACTTGCAGAAGAAGGTGTCGCTTGTCGAGGTCTCCATGACGTCGCAGATGTGTTCAACGGCGATGGCGTCGAGTTCCTTGTCGCCGTTGTTGACGATGATGATGCCGTCGACTTGGCCGGCGATGGATTCGATGCAGCGGATCAGGTCGTCGGGGCGGTTTCTGGTGGGGATGACAGCGAAACGCATCCCCGGAGTGTAACAGCCAGACTGGTGATCTATCTACACGTAGAGGTGCAGGATCGCGATCCCGTCCGCCCCGTCCGCCCCGACCCGCGCCGCTGTCGACGCATCGGAGAAGGAGCCGCCAGCCCCACCTCCATACAAGCGCCCACCAGTACCAGCCCCGTTGGTGCTGGCCCGGGTTCCACCTCCCAGCAAGGATGAGCCGCCAAACCCCAGGGAAACGTTGATGCCGGCGTTGCGAATGCCGAAGCCGCCGTCGCCGCCCTGAACGTTCACGTCGCCCCCGGTGGGGATGCCGCCGACACCGCCAGCGTGGCGCACATAGCCGGCACTGGCGCTGGATCCGGTTCCACCGGCGCCACCAAGGCAGGTAACAGTGGAGAAGACGGTGGAGGTTCCGGTGCCGCCAGTGCCACCACCCGACGACCCCGCCGTCCCGGCACCACTTCCCACGGTAACGGTCTCGCTAGCGGACAGGGCGGAGGCGAGGAACAGTTTGCGGGCATACCCTCCGGCACCGCCACCACCGGCCGCAGCGGACTGGCCGGCAATGGTCGCCGCCGTACCTCCCGACCCGCCGCCGGCACCGACCCCTTCGAACATGACCGCCTGCAGCCCGGGATACGTGGCCTGGGTGAATGTTCCCGATGCGGTGAAGTAGACGGATCGCAGGTAGCGGTAGCCGGACACGTCACCTTGGAAGCCGATGACGTACATGCCCGACGGTGGCACCACGTCCACCATGACCCGCTGGCCCGCGCCCAGATGTCCAACGAGGCTAGTAGCTAGCAGCGTCTGGTCATCGCCGTCGATGGTAATGGTGACGCTGGTGGCCGTGGATTCGTCGATGACCGTGGCCGGCAGCCGCCGCCACGTCAGCCCGTACCGGCCAGGGTTGTCCAGGACTTCCCGGATCCCAGCCGCGACCAGGCCCTGCACTTCCTCCGGCGTCATCGGTAAGCCTTCCGCAAGGTCCGCACTGTCGGGCCGCCCTCTTCAAGCTGCATCGACCAGGCGATTTCCATCCACAGCTGCTCCTGCCACAAGATCACGTCATAGGAGTCATGGCGTGGATCGGGTGCCGTCGACAACTGGGTGCGCTCGTAAACGATGTCCTGCTGGGCGATGGTGGCGGCCATCGCATTGGCCTGCGGAATGCTGCCCGCACCTTGAATGTCGAGGACCTTCGGCACGAAGAAGCCTCGGTTAGCCACACTGTGGGGAGCGGTGGAGGGCACCTGGTAGGTCCCGACGATCGGGGTGTCGGTGTTGCCACTGTTGTCGATGACCACGTACAGGTTGGGAGCATTCAGCAGGTCGTTGGTGTAGGAGATGGTGTCGCGGTAGACACCGCGCGTGGCATCGAAGTCGAAGTTCGGGGTCTGGTCGGCCGGGTCGAAGCTGCGGATGATGCGCAGGATGCCGTCGTTGTCGAACCAGGGCTGGAAGTAGGCGCCCTGCTTGCACAGGTCGGTCAGTACCGCTGCTCGCGAAGTGCCCGCAGCCCAACTACCTGATGCTGGCAGTGGGGAGTCTTCGATCAGGTAGCGGATCAGCCCAGCGTCAACCAGTGGGGCTAGCAGCCGGGCGATGACCGATTGGACGCTGAACACCCCGTTGCCGAACGTGGTGCCCAGGTTCGAGGTGAAGCCCTTCGTCAACGCCTGATCGATGATGAACATCTCATCGAACAGGTTGTTGCTAGCCAGATTGCCGCCGGTGGTGATCGCCGACGATGTCGAGTCGTACATGTAGCGACCCAGGGGGAACTCCAACGTGCCCGCCGTGGTCGGCAGCAGCATCACGGGCACGATGCGATCGGTGATCGGATTCATCGCCGCCGTGTCATCGCGGCCGAACGCGATACCAGTCAGGCTGCGCACGATGGTGTTGCCCGTGTTGTGGGTCAACACCGGGATGGTGGTACGCAGTGGCGTCACCGTTCCCAGGATGACCCCGGTCAACCCGTTGATCAGGTCATAGCGGAACGTTGCGGTCCGCTGCCCCAGGGCGTCGGAGATGTCCAGCACCGCACTGGCGGGGCTGTTGGCGAGAAACCGGGGCACGCCCGGCAGCACCGTCACGGGTCCACCGGGTATGCGGTGGCGGTCACCTCGGTGATGGAAATCTGGGAGAACTGTGGGATGCGGCTGGGAGGCTGCACGGTGCCGCCCGGGATACGGATGCTGGCCAGCCAGCGGGAACCGTGCTCATCCCGGACCGCCACATAGGGCAGGTCACTCCACGCCAGATCGCGCAGGTACTGGAACAACTGCTCATAGTTGATCAAGCTGATGGCGGCGTTGTTCATCAACAGCACCCGGTCGAACGTTTCCCCACCGCGCTCCGTGCCATGGAAGGCGACCTGGTAGTCCCTGTTGTACATCGGCTGGTAGCGCACCATGCCGCCTTCGAGGAACTCGAAGTTCTCCGACGGGGTGCCATCCCACACGGCGATGTGCGCCAGGGCGCCGGAGCCATCCTGGTTCACGTTCGACGTGAAGATCAGGACCGACCCATCGACACAGTCACCGTCCACGCCCGGAGCAGGGGGGGTATCGGCCACTGTCGCAGACCAGTTGCCACAAAAGTCCAGCTCATGGCACAGCCGCACCTGATACGTCGACTCCACGCCAACCCGTGGTTCCAGGTCGTTGAAGATCGCTGTGGGGAACGTGGTCGCCGCCATGATCGTCTGGTAGTCAGTCCAGCGGTCGGTGCGCTGAATCTCCCACGCGCCCAGGCCCGGCATCGGATTCGCCGAAAAGTCGTCCACCGTAAACGTCACCGGCGTCGGGCCGTTGTAAGAGCTGCCAATGTTGGCGTGCACGCTGACCGGGCCGACAGTGGTGATATTGGTGGCGTTGGACAGCACCGTCTCCACCTGCCAGTCAGGTGGCTCGTCATCCGTTTCCCGCCACACCTTCGCGCCGACCCAGTTGCCGTTGAACTCGAACGCCAACCAATACCGGGAATTGACCTCCTGCGGCGGGTCAAGCATATTGACGATGGAATCGGATGCCGTCTGCCCGCCAGCGAAGGCACCCGTCTCCAGCTGGAAGAATCCCGAAGCTGCCCACGTCAGCTCCGCGAACACGTAAGTAGCCAGCCCCAGTGTGCGCCCACGCAACTGGACTGACACGCCACCAGTGCTCACCGGTTCCTGGCTGGAAGAGATCAGCGCCCGCATCTGCCCATTCAGGATCGGCACGTTCTGCTGCAAGATGTGCCGATTGTTGATGGTGGAGCTGGTGACAACGCCGGTGCTGCCATTGACGGACACTTCACTGGCCAAGCCGTTGGCAATGACCCATGCCAGGCCAGAGTCGGCCGTGCCCCACCCGTTCGACACGGTCCGGCTGAACGTGTCATACACGCCCAAGGATCCCGTGGACCAGCCCAACTCCTCGTAGAAGATGCCGGTGGGGATACCTGCCGGTTCCTCCACACAGTCGATGTTCGCCGTTACCGGCAGTGTGCGGGGAGTGATGCTGAACCCCGTCACCGTCGGTACGGAGGCGAACATCATCACCAGGTCGCCGGGGCGGTCCAGGGTCGCGGTGCCTGACCCCTGATCCCAGGTCGCCTCCGCTGTCGTGCCGCCATAGGTGGTCGGTGGCAGCCACTGGTTCGGGCCGACAGCAGCGAAGTTCAGGCCGGTGACATTCGGCGCCCTAGCTCCCAACACCTGCCACTGGCCGCCGACCGCTGTGGAAGAGAATGCCTCCCACGTCGACACCCCGGAGGTGGTGAACGTGGGGATCGGGGGGGAGTATTGGAAGTCGAAATCGACCTGCTTCCACCCGTCGGCGATCTCCGGCAGGGCATCGAATTCGGCGACGGTGATGATGGCCGAGGCACCCGAGCCGCCAACTTCCCGCAGCCCCAGGGGTGAATCGGTGGGGCCGAAGCGGCGGGCGTAGAGGCGGGCCAGGTTGTAGCTGGTCGACGCGACGGCGGCGTTGTTGATGATGCCCTGCTGCGCGGTCACTCCACTGTAGACAGGTGCAGCGATCTGCTTGTAGTAGCCGTGCGTGTCAGGCATCACCGCGCCGGCAGTGTGCAGGGAGATGGCGGGGATCTGATCGGTGTGCACGGCCTGGCGCACATCGCCGGGTTCCAGCAGCTTCGTGATGCTGATCCCGTGAATGCCCGGCTCCGGCAGCTCATACAGCTGGTGCAGGGCACCGATCTGCGCCTCATCGCCCAGGTAGTAGAAGAGGCTGTCGGGATAGGTGCCGTAGGTGGCGGTGATGACATAGTCCCCGACTGCCATGGTCGGGGCGAAACTGTATGTCGGGTCGAGCAGCGGAATGGAGAACGCGGTCCCCGCCGGGCCCCAGCCGCGCTGTGGGGTGTAGTCCCCGGATGAGCGGGCACCCATGGCGGTGCGGGTCTCCGCCGCATATGTGACCCGGATCGCGGCGTAGAACACGTCGAAGTTGGTGGCACCGGCCACGCCCATGGTGATCCCCACCCGCTGGGCTGCCGTGGTCGACGGGTCCATCCGCAGCAGGGCCGAGTAGTTCCACGGGTATGTGTCGCCGGCCAGGGCCGTGGTGGTGCCCCAGAAAGGGGTGTACTCACCCAGGTCAACGGTTTGGATGTTGGAATCCGCCGCGCTGGAGATGGATGGCAGGCCGGTATCGGTGACCACGCCGGCAGTGGTGGAAGCCGCCGAGGAGGCCAGGCCCACGTTGATACCGGTGTCCCCGGTGGCGAGGTCGACGATGGTCAGAAACTCCACGTCGAGGATCCGCTTGCCGGTCAGCTGTGCGGAGAAGTACGACACCCCGAAGTTCAACGTCACCGTCGGCCCGGTGGCGCTGGAGAAGATGGCGAACCCGGCGTCGGAGGGTGAATACAGGGCTTCGACGGCGGAGCTGGCAGCGTTCAGCGTGGTGGCGGTGTCAGCGGCCGGTGTGACGAATGTGCAGGGGATCGTGACCTGCTTGATCGGGCCGAGCTGGTCTTCCTGGCCGGCGGGGTATACGTTGATGCCGGGCAGGTCATAGGTCAGCGCGGTTGCCGGGGGCTCAGCGACATACACGCGGGCGGTGACGGGCGTGGCGGACGTGCCGAGCCGGAACCAGTAGCCCCTCTCCTCACCCAGCGACAGGGCGTATGGCTGCTCCACGATGGGCACCCAGTCCATGCCGAGAACTGTTGGCGCGTAAGGAGAGTATGCGTCGGTGGCCACTATGCTGCCGCCCTCATCTGTGCACGCATGGTTTGCTGGCTGACGGTGTTAGCGATCGCGGACCCGGTGGCGTTGCCCATCGATGTCGCCACCGCCGCCGTCGGGGACCCGTTGAAGTTCTGCTGGATCGCTCCACGCCCGAAGTTGAACGTGTTCGGATTCGCGTTGACGGAGATCAGGCCGGTCAATGCGGAAAGGTCGCCGAGGACCTGGGCGGCCCCGGCGGCGATGCCCTCCCCGAACCCTTGCATGACGGCGACACCGGCGGGTTTGAGGATTTTCTTGTCCTTGTCCTCCGGGCCTTTCCAGGAGGGCAGCATGTCGGTGACCCAGTTGAGCAGGCCCGTAAGTCCAGGGATGGCAGATTTGATGCCGTCGATAAGCCCGTTGATCATGCTGAGGCCGGCATTGAATAGCACGTTGCCGTTGAAGAAGCCGGCAATGCGCTCAGGGATCGACTTGACGAAGTTCAATATGTTGGTAGCGCCGGTTTCAATGGACGACCTGGCATTCGTCCAGAACCGGGCAAGGGCTTGCACGATCTTCTGGAAAATGTCGTAGAACCACTGATAGATGCCTCGGACGAAGTTGAACACCCAGATACCCAGCGGCATGAAGAAGTTAATGATTGACCGGGCGAGGTCGGTGACGAAGTTGAGGGCGTTCGTCTTCAATGCGAGAAGCTGCTGACCTACCCACAAAACGAAATCGCCGATGGCTTGTGTGGCGGTGGCGCCAAAGTTGTAGATGCCGCCGGCCAGGTTGCTAATCCAGTCCAGGATCCCGCCGAAGAAGTCGGCAATGGCCGGACCTGCGGTGTTGTACAGCCAGTTCGCCATGTCGTTGATGCCGGCGAAGATAAGTCCGAGACCAATAAACAGGCCCGCGAAGGTGATAATTGCCAGCTCGGTAATCTTCAAAAAGCCCGCAAGGGCCTCGTGTCCCTCTTTGCTGGCCAGGAAGTCGGCAATCCATTGCAGCGCTGTTTGCAGAATGGTAAGGAAGGTGTCGCCTTCGCCCGACGAATTGAGCCAGGCGAGGAGGTCCTTCACCATCCCGATGACGGTGAGGAGGATCTGGCCGATGATGCCGAGAGTGTCTTGTGCGTTCTTCAGGAATTCCTTGAACGAGCCATCGCTGATCGACGTGTTGATGAACTCGGTCAACTGATCCAGGATGAACCCGATGAACAGGAATAGGTTTTCCAGGAACGGCATCGACTCGATCATCAAGCCGACCAGGGCGTCGAAGAATCGCAGCAGCGGTCGGCCCAGGGTCTTGACGATCTGAGCTACCGCTGGGAAAACTTCCTGAACGAATTCCTTGAACCGTGGGGATTCGAGGAACACGCCGAAGTCTTTGAAGAACTTCCCGAGTTCGGTGGCAACCAGAACAACGCCGTCACGGATGGGCCCGGCGAGGTTGGTGACGATCTTGTCGAAGCCGTCCCCTGCTGCGGTGAGAAATGCCTCCGAGGCGCGGTCACCGATGTCCTTCCAGATTTCCTTGATGCGCCCCAGCAAGGTAATGAAAGCAAGCGTCGCAGGGCTCAGCCCAGCGATCGCCGCTTCATATTCTTCGACAGTCTTCGCATCGAATACGGCTTTGGCTTTCTCTCCCAACGTGCCGAAGATGGCATTGAGGGATAGGGAGACAACGCCGATGACGGTCAGGATGCCAGGGATCAATGTGAGGAGGGCGATGACAGGGTTCAGGACTTGCGACAGGCCGATGACGGCACCGATGAGTGCCGTTATGCCGGCGATGATGAACGGCACGGTGAATTCGTTGCTGCCCAGCTTGCCGATGCTGGAGAACGCGCTGCCCAGGCCGGATGAGATGTCGGAGCCAATGTCGGTAACCCAGCTGAGGATGCTGCTGCGGTTGCGTCGTAGGCCTTCGTCGAGGCCATCGCTGTTGGTGGTGAACGGGATGTTGATGCCTTCGAAGTTGCCGTCGCCGAGGTCGCCGAGGCCTTGGCGCACTGCGGCAGCTGCGCGGCGACCACCTTCCTCCCCACCTTTGGCGAGGCCTTCGGCCAGCTCATCACCGATGTCGTCGGCGCGGTCCCTGACAGCGAGTTCCACGCCGTCGCTGTAGGCGTTGCCGGCGTCGCGCCCATGCTGGCGCATGACAGCTTCGGCCTTGATGAGGGCGGCTTCGAGTTCCGCCACCAGTTCCCGTTCGAACGGGCCAGCGTCGGCATGGATCTCGATGAAGGCGTCACCCAGGGTGGCCACGTAGATCATGCTACCGGTAGGCAGGCTACATATCGTAGCCTGCGGCGATGGCGGCGTGGAGGCTATTTGCGCTGTACCTGGAAGACGCCTATTATCCACTTACACGGATACAGGGAGGATGGCATATGGACAAAGAGCTAGCCGCAGACCTGCGAGAGCAGCTGTTCGAAGCCCTGGTAGCACGTCGCCGGGAACTCGGGATGTCCCAGTTGGAGGTGGCCAAAGCCATGGGGACGACGCAGTCCCACATTTCCATGATGGAAGGGGGAGGCAGGGACGTCACCGTAGGCACGGTGTTCCTCTACCTCCGCGCCGTCAAGCTGAAGATGCAGCTGGCCTTCGACTACGAGGATTGATGACATGGACCGCGAAGAAGCGAACACGTCTCTAGCCGAGATGATTGCCAGGATGAAAAGTCGCCGTCAGGCCCTAGGCCTGACACAGAAGGCGGCAGCCGAGAAAATGGGAACCGTGAAGTCCAACATCTCCTACTGGGAAAGAGGAAAGACGACCCCGAGCGCGTCGGCGCTGATCCTTTACGCCGATGCGCTCGACTGGAAGATCCAGCTGGTCGACAAGTTCCCTAGCTAGGGCGGTGTCCACGGGCGTGAAAGTCGTTCAGGTGCATGAATGCCATCGCGTCCGTGGACATGCCCCGCTCAATCCCCACACTGGCCATGGCGGAACGCAGGGAGATCGTGTAGGAGTCCTGGCATACACGGCAGTCGGGGTGCATGCGCCCCCAGCCGTCTTCGTACCACTCCAACCGCTTCGTCACCCGACACCTCCGCGCATTTGGGCGAGGAATACATCCTCTTCCCGCTTCGCGTTGATCGCAACGTCTACCGGGGTGTCAATGCCCGCCGGTGGCTTGTTGAGGCGGACCAGGAAACCGTTGCGGTCCTCGGGTTTCATGTGCAGCATCACCACGGCCAGCAGGGCATCAATCCAGGCCTGTAGGGAGAGGGCGGCGGCGTTGGTGCCTCGTATGGCGAGGTAGCCGCCGATGGTGTCCCAAGCCCCGCTGACTGTGGCGACCAGGCCGATGGTGAACCACCATGGCCTGCCGGACAGCATCGTCACGAGTTCCATGATGGCCTCGGACAAAGCGTCGAAGTCGACGGTGCCGGCGGCGAGCCCTTCAATTACCTGCTGGGCGTCGCCCTCGTGGGCCAGGGCGAGGAAGTCGCCGAGGAAGTCATCGGACAGCAGTGCCCCCAGCCACGCCGATGCGGGCAGCGCGGCGAAACGCAGGTCCACTCCGGACACGGTGATGGTGACCGGCCACGGTTGCAGGGCGAACAGCATCGACGTTGCCGTCGATGGGGGCGTGGCGGCCTCTTTGCTATCGGGTGCGGCGGACCGCCTTGGCCGGCTTGGCACTGCCGCCCTCCCGGTCCTTGAAAGCGTCCAGCAGGGCCATCACTTCGGGAATGTCGCGTTCCCCGGTGGACAGCACGTCAACGATGTAGGCCCGGTCGGATTCGTTGAACAGGTTCGAGATGATGTTGATGAAGTGGCCGAGGGCTTCGATGGCTTCCCCGGACAGTGCCCCACCAACGCTGGATCGCTTGATCAGGTTCGTGTAGTGGGACAGCATGGCGAGCTGGCCGGGCAGCGGCAGCTTGATGACAAGGCTGCGCTCTCCCAACTGCACGACACGAGTCTCGCGCGTATCAGTAGTCACGCTACTGATACTAGATCAGCCTGCCGCCGAAAGTTGTTCGGACAACCACCTTGAATCCTCGCGCGGTGCCCCGGGCGAACAGTGGCCCGGTGAGGAAGAAGTGGCCCTTCGTCCCGGGGTGGTTGACGTGCTTCAACGACACGACGCGGCCGACCTTGGCCCAGAAGAAGACCAGCCGACCGTTGGCCTTGCGGGGATCGATGTCGTGGGCTTTGGTGCCGCCGTGGGGGAAGATCGCATACGGTGCCGGGGTGCCGACGCGGTAGGTGACAGTCCAGGCGGCTGTCGACTTGTTCCAGATGCGGATCTGGGACCGCATGTAGCCGGTCCTCTTCGGCGCCAGGGCCTTGCCTTCCCGCACGACCTCATTGGCCAGGGGCTTGACGTAGTTCTCTTCAGCCCAGTTCGTCGCGTACCGCTGCGTCCGGGTCCAGTTGATCTCCACCCGGCTCGGCCCGAAGCGGATTCCTGGCACGGCTCCTCCTCGGGTTAGCTAACTTCTTACTGCCATCTGCTTCCAGTTTGGCAGCATCTTCCACCACCACGGCGGCCACCAGCTGTGCCACCTGGCCGGACTGCTCCCAGTCCTCCATGGATGGGCTGACCGCGCCGGGAGGGTCGAGGCTAACCCGCTGCAGGTAGCCGTTGACGATCAAGCTGGCCGTGGCGACATCCAGCTCCCGTTCATACACCGCACCCCGGCGGTAGATGTCGTGGGCTTTCAGCACCTTCACCTTGATCAGCATCTGGCCACGCTAGCAGGTAGAGCACTGGGGGATCTGGACCGAGATGCTGCCCTGCACCCCGGCGCACCCTCCGAACGGTGCCAGCGGGGTGATGTCGGCGATGCTCACCAACTGCCGCTGCCGGCGGTTCAGATCCCGCAAGCAGCAGAACGCTTCCCGAATCGCCGACGTGTCCGACATCAGCTGCTCCGTCGCCGCCGTCAACTCCGCGCACGTGGCCGCATTGCTGACATCACCGACCGGCCAGCACCGGAACACGGTTACCTCCAGCCGCAGCGCCCACGCGACAACACCGCACGGCCCGGACTGCCGTTCAATGGTCCTGTCCGGGAAGAACGCGAACGACGGGTACGTCTCCAGCATCCGCACATAGGCGGTGCCGTTGCAGCAGTCATCCTCATTGGCGGCAATATCGGCCAGAGGATCACCCCAGGTCAGGCAGCATTTCGCCGGGGGATTCGGTCGGGAGGCAAGGGCGGCGCACAGGCAGCTGAGCAGATCGGTCTGCTGGGAGAGGAACTGCTCGTCGGTGGTTGGCATGTCACCCCATCGGATAGCGGACGCGGTGCTGCGACTCCCACGAGGAAATCCGGGGGCGCCCCTTCAACCCGAACGGGTTGTACGAAGCAATCACTTGATCGACTTCGGTGATGCCGGTCAGACCCCTGTCCAGCAAGGTGTCGATGTTCACCGTCGACAGGCTGATCCCCTGCCGGGTCAGGTTCTGCACCCGGGAAGGCAGCCTGCACACCCCACCGGTGCAGGCGCGGGCCCACTCCACCTGCAGAATCCCCGCCGCGTCGTTCAACACCGCTGGAACGGGGATGCCCTTGGTGTAAGTGACCGACCAGGTGTCCTCCTCGCCCAGGGCGCGGTTCATGTCCTGCGACTCAGGCCAGCAGTCGTTGACACCATCAACTTCCTGGCGCACCAACCACCAGGCCCCATCGGTCGCATCCAGCCGGTACGACCCGGTCACCACCGGCGAGCCGGAAATGCTGACCTCGGTCACCTCGGACACCGGGCCGGGCAGCCAGATCTGGCAGTTCGGATCACACGACTGGCAGCCTGGGCCTGTTCCACACCAGCAGTTACGCCACAGCCCATCCAGGATGAACGGCTGCCACGTGCCGTAGGACCAGAACCATCCGTACGAGCCACCGTTGGACTCGCACCACCGACCGCAGGGCCGGACAATGGTTTCGCATTCGCTGAAGCGGCGACCGGTCGCCGACCACAACGTCAGCTCGGCGTAGCGGGTCGCCGCCGCGCGCACGGTGGAGGAGTACCCCAGCCACTCATCGTCTGAGCAGGTGCGGCACGGATTCCACCCGCACGGCGGCGACTCGCTAGCCATTAGACAGTCACACTCCCGACGTAGCCGGCCGAAGACGTGTCGATGCGGGTCATCCGCACCGTGTACGTCCCGGCACCGGAGTAGGTGTGAGCCAGGGTGGAGGTTGCCGTCGGGGTCCGGGTGACATTGCCGTCACCCCAGCTGACATACACCTGCTGGCCAACCCAATCCGTCGGCACCGTGGCACTGACCGCGAAGCCACCAGTGCCGGTGACGGTCAGGTCACCAACGAGCGCCTGGCAGCCACAGGCCGGCTCCGGCGGCGGCATCTGGGTCACGAAGACCCGTTCATGCTGGGAGGAACCGATGGCGCTGTTCATCGCCTTCGGGTTGCCCAGTGTGGCGGTGGCCTGCGAGATCCCCACGTAGTACGGGCCGACACCCCACGGCGAGCCGGACTGGGTACGTGCCTCCACGACGAACGTGGCGAGGTCGTTCTCCAGCGTGACATCGCCGATGGTGCCCTCCACGACCCACGGGTAGACCCGGTAGCCCCAGTCCCCGCCGGTGACGCAGGTCTCCGAACCGGTGTTGCCCAGCCGCGTCCACGCCTCGAACGCGAAGTTCGAGTCGAACGCCGTGTTCTCCTCGGTGGAGTAACCGATGGCGTCCGGAGTGTCGGCGTCCGACAGGTACACCGGGTTGCCGGAGACGATCTCGGCCAGCTCCGGGTCGACGTTGCAGAACGTCATCGTCAGGTTGATCCACTTAAGGATCGGCGGGATCGTGTTACGGAAGCAGAAGACGCCGTCGCCGTTCTTCTTGAACATGTCGACGCGGTCTTCGTACTCCTTGGTCATCTCGACGGAGATGATGCCCTCGGACACGACCTGCGAGCAGTCACCGGTGACGGGCAGGCCACAGCTGGACAGCTGGGTCACCCGCACGATCGGGACGTTGTAGGGAGAGAAACATACGGTAGCCACGGTTACGACTCCTCATCGGGTGAGGTGGCGGGATTCTTGCGCGGCCTACCGCGCTTCTTCGGCGCAGGTGTCTCAGCATCGGGAGTATCGGGAGTATCGAGCGCCAGGTAGTCCTGGTAGCGGTCCCACAGGTAGTCCGGCATGCGGATCTGGAACCCGTTATCCGTTGACGTGGCTACGTCGCTTTTACGGTCCGCCAGGTCGATGAGGATCGGTACCTCATCAGCCCAGCTGGCCGGCGTGTAGAAGACGGTCACGGGCACTCCCTGGTCACCTGGACAGCCCACACACCGCACTCGATGGCCAGCAGATACTGCTGCTCGGCGATGGCGTACTGCTGATTCGTGGACCGGTTGAGCACCTCACGGATCGGCGGGATGAACACGTCCGAGGCCCACACCACAACCCGGCCGGATGCGTACATCCATTCCGTCGTTGACGTGGTGGCCTGCCCCGCCGGGCCGGTCCCGGCATACCCCTGACCCAGGGAGTACGGGGTGCCGTAGGGAGTGGTCAGCAGGTTGGCGCGTGGCCGCTCGATCAGGTGCTCATTGCCGAGCCAGTTGCCAATCCCCGCACGGGCGTGGATGATGCCGCCGGCTACCGCGTTGTCAGCGAGTGCCTGCTCCAGCAGCTGAACCGCTTCGGTGGTGCAGCCGGCGTTGCCGAGGCTGACCGCTTGGGCGGGGAGCAGCCCCGTCAATCCCAACCCGGTGCTGCCCTGCCACAGCCGGGCTTCCACGGCCCGCTGTGCTTTCAGGTTCAGCTTGGTCAGCAGCCGGCGGCGGATCTCCTCCTCGGTGTAGCCGATGGATCCGCACAGCCACGAGGCGTACACGACGAACGGGTCGGCACTGATCGTGTCGGGGCCGTCGTCGAACACCTTCGCGGTGACAGATTCGCATTCCGAGGCCCACAGGCGGGCCGGGCCGCACGTGTCGGGCTGGTATTCGATGCCACCGACGGCGGCTTCGAGACGCGGCAGGGGCAGTGGCCCCACGGCGGCGTTGAAAAGCCCGTACGGCACTGGTGGTGGCGCCGGGGGATCAAGGATGACTGGTGCGTCGGTCAGGATGGCCATCTGCCCCTCCTTTCAAGGTCGGTTGGCAGTTGACGGGGCGCCCCGCTGGGAGGAGACAGGGCGCCCCTGGTTCAACTAGCTGCAGGTAACCGACTGCGTGGAGGTGGTTTCACCCGACGGGCAGATGCCGATGGTGTAGACCCGGCTGAGCGGGCACATCTTCAGCATCTTCCAACCGGTCTCCGTGAAGAGGTGGGTGACCTGGTTGGTGGCCAGCAGCGTCGAGTCGTAGACGCTGTTGAGCGTGATCACGTCGGACACGGCGCGCACCCACGTACCGGCCGGGTAGATCACAAAGTCCAGCGAGGTCGGGAGCTTGGTGATCGGCGTGGCCGAGCCCGGCTCCCCGGCGGTGACGCTGTCGGAGAAAGCATCCTGCCAGTCGTAGAGCCACTGGACCCGGACACCACGGGTGGCGAACCACGAGATGATCTGCGAGTCGACCAGGGAAACATCCTGGGTGTGGTCCCCACCGGTGCGCCGGGAGAAGTCGGCCCGGAACTGCGCCAGCATCCAGAACGGCAGCAGCAGCTCCAGCGTCGCCGACCGCTGCAGGCGCAGCGCGTACTTGATGTCCACGGCGGCCATCTCGACCGCGCCCAAAACCTGCGACACGACAGTGCCGTCCGAAGACCACGGCGCCACAGCGGTCAGGGAAACTGCGGTGGAACCGGTGACGATGGCGGCGATCTGCTCCGCGTTGACCTGGTGTGCGGAGACCGCCAGTGCGCCGGAGGTGAACGTCGACGTGTACTCCGGGTAGCCCCGGATCGCCAGGATGTTGCCGGTCAGGCAGACACCGGTGACACCCAGCCGGTCGTCAACGAAGTCCGGGCACGGGATCTCCTTACACGTCTTCACCGTGCCGGCGGCGACCTGCGCCTCGGTCAGGTTGAAGAACCCGGTGCCGTTGCCGAAGATGGTGGAGAAGTCCAGGCCAGTGTTGTGGCGGACACCTCCGCGCCGTGCCTGAACCTCCGGCACATCGAGCAGGCCGTCGGTGGTCACCTGGGAGCAGATCGAGTAGATCGTCTCCGACGGTGCACACCAACCTGACGCTGCGAGCAGGGCGTTCGGGTTCTCCTCCGCGCCCAACTCGGCGTAGTGGATCTGCGCGGCCTTCAGCAGCGATCCGCCCGGCAGCGCTGTTTCGTTGCGAACGTTGGCGAGCACCTGCTCGTCGCGCTCGTCCATCCACACCGACAGCTCGGCCGGGTAGTCGCGCTCGATGACGGCAACGCCGTGCATGATCTCGTGCTCCATGCGCGGCATCGAAGAATACGATGCGGCGCGGGCCTGGAACGCCCGGCCGAACGCGGCCATGTCGATGCGCTGCCCGGCGGCGAAGCCCGGCACGTCAGCGGCGGCGATCAGGGTGCCGTAGTTCGCCTGGCGCTGCGCCGGCTCCGTCGACACATCCTCCGGGTTGATGTCGGAGATCCGCAGCGAGGAAAGCCCAGCCTGCTTGGCCTGCTCCACGTGCTCGGCGGTGTCCTCGGCGGTGGCCTGTGCCGACAGGATCGCAGCGGATGCCGCTACCTGCGGTGCCGGCTCGTTGACCACGACGGCGGGGATGACAGTCACGTCGGCGAACTTCGCAGTCCGGTTACCGTCGGCGGTCAGCTTCTCGTTGGCGGCGGTGACGAACGTCTTCAGCGACTCCAGCTCGGTGAGCTGCTCGTCGGTGACGGTGTCCGGGGTGACGGATGCTAGGAGGGTGGCGTGGGCCTCGGACGCCTCGGTGGCGAGTTCACGCAGGCCCTGCGGGGAGAACCGGTCAAGGTTCTCGGGGATCTGGAACATGTATTGGCTCCGTAATAGCCGTAGAGGTTCACGGCGACACGGCCCACATTCCAGCTATCGCAAGGCAACAATAGATCCACTTCGGGACTTTGTGCAAGTGTCGAGAAAAGGTGGCCTAGCGGGCTAGGCATACAGTGAAGGTGTGGAGATCTTTAAGATCCCGTTCGTGTTCGCCGACGCTGACCTGGCCACACATAAGGTCATTCGGAATGCCGAGCAGGGCTACGCCTACACCTCGATTCAAGTGGATACCGAGACGTGCCGTATCTGCGGTGGGCAGTGGTCTCAGGTGCACACCTTGGCCGTCACCGACACCACGGGTGCGACGCGGGCCATCGGATCGGTGCGGGCCTGCGAAGACTGCCAGCGGCAGTCATGGCTGTTCACGTCACACATGCCCCGCGCGGTCGCGGGGCGGGCCATGGACGCCAGGGCCGTGGTGTAGAAGAAACCCCAGCTGGACGCTTCACAGCTGGGGTTTCTATCACCGGCCCTCACCAGGTGAAGACCAACATATCAGAGCCGGCCTGCCCTGGCGAGCTTTCCGAGCCGCCGCCACTGCACGTCACTGCGGCGGGTGTCGAACGTGTCTCCGTGCTCGGCGAGGAAGACTTTGGTGATGGTGGCGTAACTGTCGGTGGGCTTGATTTGGCGCATCGCCATAGTTACTCCTGGTAGAAGCGTCGCAGATTGTCCTGGTCCCGCAGTTCGTCGTAGGCGTGGGGGATGGTTTCCTCGCAGTGATAGCAGAAGTCGTCAACCGGTCCGCGATGGCCGGGCATTGGCACGTGCCCACGGATCCGGCAGATCGCCTTCGTCGCCGGCACCGTCAGCCACCACAGCCAGCTCGGTGCCCCCTCCAACGCATCCCTCACCATTTCCATCCTTCGCTGCAGTCGGGGCACAGATCGTATTGGGTGCTGCGGCGGCCTTTGACCCGGTGGACGCTGTGTTTCCAGCCGGGCAGGCGCAGCATGTTTGACCGCTGGTGGGGGACGGCGGGGATGGTGCCCGTCGCTCCGCACACATCGCAGGTCAGGTGATGTTCGAAAACGATCATGAGTGGTACCTGCGGTTGTGCTCGGTGGCCGCCTCGATCTGCTCCCGGATCGTCCACGATGCCCGGCCGACGGGCAGCTCGTGACAGTCTCCGTCGGGGCATTCGAGGTACGTGTAGGCGCCATTGCCGGCCGTTGTCTCGAAGTCTTCCAACGCAGGCTGCACCTTCACCAGCAGCGCCTCCCAGACACAGTCACCGTCATGCTCATCCGGCAGTCCACAGTTCCCCCAGGGTGGATCGCCCTCCGCTGAGCCACGCACCGCACGCTGGCATTTTCCGCGCTGCGTCATCGGTCCAGTTTCCTTTCCGGGATGAGGAACTCGGTGAACGGTGCCTGCGTCCATGCGATGGAGTCCTGCTTGAACTGGTCGGCGAGGCGGCGCAGACCTTCCTTGACCGCATCAACGAGTGCATCACTGGCATCGTTGATCTCGATTGCCCAGATGGCGTTCTGCCAGGCGGCATTCGGTAGGGAGTAGCCGTGGAAGTGGCGAAGGAAAACGGCACCCTTGAGGTGGCGGTCGACCTGCTGGCAGAACTCTGCCCACCGCTGCTGGCTGAGCTTGTCGTCAGAGTTGCCGATGGTGATGTAGTACAGCATCAGTTGTCCTTCCCGGCCAGCAGGGCAAGGGCTTCGGTTTCGTTGAATCGCATGGCACGTCCACCGGGGATGCGGATGTGGGAGATCCTGCCGACCTTTGCCCAGGCGGCGACGGTGCGCCGGTCGACTCCGAACAGCTTCGCCACGTCCCGCGCGGTCAGGAGGTACAGGTTGTCCATGGTCACCTCGGGTCCGGGTAGTGGGAGCCGACCTTGAAGTCGTTGTAGGTTTTCTCATCCACGCAGTGTTCGCCTTCGTTGCCGTCGTCGGCACGTAGGACCAGGCAGTACCGGGGCGGATAGTAGGTGGGGATGCAGATGACCGGTTTGGTGCCGTGGCATGAGACGGATGTCCACGCGGGGTGGTATTCGTGGCCGATGACATACCCGGCGTCGGGTGCGGTGACGGCTTCGTAGATTCCCCAGCCGATCAGGCCGATGATGCC